CATTGCATAGTACGATACACTTAGCACCTTGATGAGCAAAGCCATTAGGTGAAGCTACAACTGATGCGTGGAATGAAGTCTTACCTGTGTTAGGTCTAGCTCCTACAATTATAAAGTGACCCCCAGAAATACCTTCTACCTTACGCTTTAAGCTAGGTCTGTTAAACTTCCACTGTGACTGTACCTCAGAAGCCTTAAGTAAGGTATCAAAAGATATGTCATCCCACTCAATCTTTAAGTTAGGTGTGAAGTCATCCTGATATGCATCTAATATTTTACGCATAGGCTCTAATGAATTAGCTGTACCATTAACGTAGTCAAAACCTAAGTTAGCTACCTCCTCACCTACTACTTGCTGAAACAACTTAGATAGAACCTCTTCAGCTATCTGTGTATTCATAGGCTGTTCTTTAGTTAGCCTACTAAACAATGTACGGTACACTTCTTTATTAGATGTAGTGAGGGATTGATTAAAGGAAAAGAACAAGGCCTCTAAGTCTGAAGTAGTTAAGTCTGTCTTGTAATCCTGCATAGCGTTATCTAACGCTTGTTTAATCTTACGGGTATCTTTAGTGAAAATCTTATCAGGACAACGTATACCTTTGTGCCTCTCGTAAAACTCTTTGTTCATCAGCGTTCTGATGAGAGCTAATTCCATCATTTAACGGCTTCCAGTTCTTTTAATCGTTTCTTAGCTGACTTAATGGAGTCCTTTACCATCATAGCTATGTTACTACAGGCGTTCCAGCCATCTTTAGGTTCATTCTTTAATAGATCCTCTAACGTATCTATCTCACCTTTAACGTTTTCTATTTCACCACATATACTCACTGTATTATCCTTTCTAATTTAGTTATATCTTCTTCTACTTTATACTTTACATCATCTTCTAGCCGTAAGGCTATAGTGTTTAAATCTGTCCAAGCCTCTATCTCTCGTTTGTATGTCAAGGTCTTGTGTGCGGCATCAGGGTCTAACGCTACCACTACCCTAGAATAGTTTTGTATGTGTTGCATTTGTGCCTCACCTAGTGATGTACCTAAGATAGCTAGGCCTGTTGTTCTAGGAAAGAGTTGTGCAACAGTTATAGCACTAATAACATCCTCAACTACTACTACTGTACCATTAGTATTACCTAATATCCGTGTAAAAACAGATGCTTCTCCTGTATATCTAAACCACTTAGGCTTAGACCCATCTAAAGATCGTCCCGTAGCATCAATTAGTCTGTTGTTTTCTTTTATTAAGAACACGGCACGACGATCCTTAACGTCATACATTAGGTCTTCTTTGTAAAGGTTCCATTTCCTTATATAATTTTGCATTAGAGTGTGTTCGTGTGTTGGTTTAACTAAATACTCAGGTACTATCATGCGTTCTAGGTCTATAGGTTTTTCTTTAGTTTGGCCTTGCATTTTAAATTTAATCTCATCAGCAGTCATGCCTATCCCGTAAGCACCTCTAACTGTACAAGTAAGCTTGAAGCAATGGTAAACTAATACACCATCATCCTTCCACACGGTGAAGGTATTTCTGGCTCTACACTGAGGGCAATCCATTCGTAAGCGTTGCCCCTCAGCTATTGTTAAGGTATCGAGGTGTGATCTAATGTTCATTTCTTGTTAGCCTTTCTTTTATTCAATGCAGTAGTTGCACCACTAAAAGTGTTCACTAGATAAGGCATAACACTTTGTGGGCTGTTGTGACCTGAGACTTGCATGATACCTGTAATGTCTACACCTGCCTCAACCATCTCAGTAATAGCTGTACGCCTAAGATCCATACCCCATAGTTCTTTAGGTATGCCTGACGCTTCATTAACTTCATGAAACAATTGAGACACTTCATACATCTTGTAACTTGGGTATCTTGCATTGTGTGGAGTAACGTGGGGTGCAACGTAATCAGATACGCTACTAAAATCACTATACTGATCCTTAAGTAGTTTAAATAAGTCATCACTTATAGGTAAGTGAACTACGGCTCTACGCTTACTTTGTTCTAAGTCTAATCGTTGAGCATCAAAGTTTATGTTGCCCCACACTAACTTACGCATATCACCTAAGCGTTGACCCCACTCGTATGCCATGTAAGCAATTAACCCTATGGATCTCCACTTATACTCCTGAAAGGCTGTATCTAAGAATAACTTGATGTGTTTCTCTTCCCAGTAAACTCTACGTGGTTTATCTGGGGTACGTTTTATTAGCGACATGGGATTACTCGATGAAGCTTCGTGACGTATAGCTGTGTTGAATACTATACTCATACAAGTAGCGTAGTAGTTAGCTTGACGAACACCTTTTGTAGTTAGCCACGTATCATATAAATGTGTAGCGTGTTTAAACTTAACATCTTTAAGTTTTATATTGCCAAACAATTTGTTGCTCTGCACGGATGTACTACAGGCAGACAGCATAGCTCTCTCGTAATCTATTTGACTTCTACCTGATACCTTAAGATAGGCAGGAGTGCTAAAGTAGAACTCACATGCCTGTCTGACTGTTGAACTTTCTGATATAACTAATTTCTTTCGTTTCATTTATTTGTAACCCAGTGTGACCAAGCGTTAGAGCAAAAGTCTTTTCCCATAAACGCATCAATAAGTCTACACTTATTTCTCGTCATCTTTCTTCGTAGTGCGTGTTGTCTTACTGCGTATGCTGTTATCTTGTTTCTCATCTTTTTTGTTAATAACATTATCTTCCTCCTTTTCGTTAAGTTGAGTTAAGTCGGATGATGCCCAGTCATCTACTGGGTCACCGTCCTCACCGTCATTGTCTGTTGCACTATTCATGCTAAAAGTTAAATCCTAAACCTAAGCTAGCTATGATAGCCATTATACTGAATGCAATTATGTATGCTCCAATCTTCTTAAGTATCTCCATTAGCATCCTCTTTTATTTCAAAGTTAACCGTTCTTATGCCTTTTATTTTACCTACTTCAAGGTAGTCAAAGGGGCATGACCTTAGCCATGCACGTAGTTGTTCTTCCTGTGACATCAACTCCCATTCAGCCTGCGTGTTACCATGCAGTGACTTCACAGGGTGTGTGCTACTCAGTATTATTTTTCTCATTCCTCATGCTCCTGTAATATTTGTTTAAGTTCTAGTAGGGCTGATGATTTTTTATTTGTGTTATCATCCCACTTTTTTACCCAGTCGTATACTAAATCTAGTACCTCACCATCGGTCAGCTCTTCATTATGGTCAGACTCCTCTACGTATGCTACACTACATTCACAGTAAGAGGGTTCCCATCCCTCTACATTTGGTGGACAATCTGTATCATCCACAATGCTTCTGCTTAAAGCCTTTGCTTGTTTCTCATTATCAGCTTCTATCTGATAGTTCTTATCGTAAGTTAAGTCTAAAGTTATCTTCACATCATACATCATTCCTTATCCTCCTTGTAATAATTACACCCATCAGGTGTGTGATTTATGTCACAGTCAGGGTATGAAGGGCAGTCGTTATGTACATACTCATACCACCCTTCGTTAGCACCCTGCCAGACAGTGACTATCATGTTACGTTCACTGTCTAGCGTAGCTGTTACCCATCCTACCACTCAGCAGATGAGTGAAACTGCACATCAAAATCATGATAAGGTAGGCGTTGATGCCACCCCTCTATAACCTTGCCAAGCTCAAAGAAATCACCGACAAATTTGTCTATTGCGACAATATCATACTCATACTCATCAGGTTTGAGGTCTACACGCTCTTCTGTTTCATGATTGTATCTGGTCTTATGGAATGACCTGATGGTAACTGTTCCTATATCTACATACATATGTTGTACTCCTTATGCGGCTAGTTGTTTAAATTGTGGGCTGTCTATCCACTTGGATACTTCCAACTCACGATTGAACATGCTGATATTCTTAGTATCATAGCCTGTGTTACGTAAGCTGAAACCGTTACGTTCGTCAGCCCATGAGCTGTAGTTAGTGAACGCTGAGTAGACGGCATACTTATTCTGTCCACGTACTGATGCCTCAACACAGCACAACTCGTACATCTTCTCAGCCTTCTGCTTAGACGGTATCATGTCCTCAAGCATAGCCTTGACCTCGTAAAGACCTACCCTCTGCCTCGCCCATAGCTGTAGCCTCTCAGCCTGCTCATTAAAGCTACGCTGACTGTCACGCAACTGCATCTGGAACATATCAAAGTTAAAGCCTGACGTATGTTTACGCTTGACTTTGTCATGCTCACCAGAGATGCATCCGTTAGTGCAAAAGCCGTCAATCCAACCATGTAGACATAGGCTACTGCATGACGAGTCAACACCATGTAGGCTGATGATCCTCTGGCTCACAAAAGTCTCATGCTTAGATGTACGTACAAAGTTGGTAACTTTAGGTAGTACCATGTCCATCATAGACCACCCACCATTACGGGCAACTCGCCACGTTACTTGGGCATCAGTCAATGCCTCCTCACCTAACGTATCTACGATGGTGTTGACTACCCCGTTGTAGTGTTCAGGGTGACTGACACAGGTAAAGTCCTTGCCTACTACACGTAGGTACTCACCTGTGGTTGTGTTGATGACATACTTCTGATCATCTACCTTGGTAGG